TCTTTTAGTTCAGGGGTGTCGTTAACGACACTCTCTTCTGGGGTATCTAAATCTAAAGTGGTCTGTGTAGACTCTGTTTTTTCCTCAGATACTTCGTCATATTTTTGCTCATGCTTTTCTAAGAGCTCCTGCTCAACTTCTTGAACAGATTTTTGTTCAGGCGCGTCTAGCGCTCTTACTTTTAATTCCATTAGATATAATTTAGATTACAAAGTTATTAAAAATATAAATGCACTTTTTTGCATTATCTGGGCTCAAATTCTGCTAAATCAAATCCATCCAAACTATCCTCATTAGACTCAAATTTTTTGGGTGGAAGATTATTTTTTCTTTGAGATATTAATTGTGATTGTTCGCTGTTTTGCTGACTTATCCTGTCGCTTTTGGCTTGTTCTCTAGCACCCTCTCTAAAAGCTAAAGCTTCTTCACTTACATTCCTAAGCTGTAGATTGTATTGAAACTCCTGTTCCATTAACTGAGCTTTTAGCTGAGCTTCATTTTTATTTTTCTCAATTTCGAAAGCTACTTCAGCTTGTTTAACTTTCATTTTAGACTCGCCTTCAAGTTTTATTTTTTCAATAGCCAATTGTGCAGCCATCTCTTGTGACTTAAGTTGCTGTTGAGCAGTCATAGCTTGTTTTTGCATAGCCATTTTTTCATCACGCTCTTGTTTAGCAATTCTTTTTACCTTTAGAAGTTGGTTTGCTAGTTTTATGTTTTTAATCTCTCTGATGTCTATTGCATCCTCTAAATTAATATCTCCTTTAGATAAAGCCATTTGAATGTTTTGTTCTAGCATGGCTTTTTGTTCTTCGTCAGGAGATAACTCTATAAAAATACCAAAATCATATATATAAAGGTCTGAAATTTCACTAAGTATACTTACGTTGTATTTGCCTATTTTATTAACGAAATCTTCTTTGAAGTCTGCGTATTCTAATATATCAGCTATTCTATAAGTAAGCGCTTCTGCTAAAGTTCTGTAAATATAAAGACTGCCATCTAGTATATGCCTGGTTGCAGTATTAGAATTTAACGCAGCAAGCTTTTGCACGCCAACCAAAGCATCTGGGTCTGGTGTAGTTCCATCTCTTGCTTCATTCAAACCTGTTACAGAGCGTATCATATCCAAATAATGATTGTAGTTAGTTATAAGCATTTGTGTTTTAGATGCCCCTGAATTACTTGTAAGCTCTTTTATGGGAACTCTACCTTGATTAAAATCTCCTTCTTGAGTGTAACTTCTTCCAACTACACTACCTGTTTGAAAATATAAACGCAAAGCATCTGAAGGGTCATACGCTGCACCCGTTCCCAGGTCTACTTCATTTAAGCCATCCGCATCTATGTAGACTCCATCAGGTACTGTTCTTGCAATAACTTGCTGTAGTTTTAAATGAGTTATTTGTATAAGGTCGGCAAAAGGTATCATTCTTCTCACTAAGGATTCAATAACTCCTTTATACATTCTAGGAGCTACAGCTATATAGTTTGGTAAAGCGTGTTGTGAAGAAGATTTTGGCCTTACCATATTTTTAGCAAGCTCCCATTTTAAAAGGATATTAGTTCCCATTACCATTATCCCCTCATACCATACATCTATAGTTTTTTCTATCTTTTCAAACTTTCCTTCTTCCAGCATTTCTTCTGGAGGATTGAAAGTATCGTCTTTTTCAATCATTTTAGAACCCCCGCCCTCAAGTATTCTTTTTTTATAAACCATTTTTTGAGTGGTTTTATAATTAAAATACATCAAGGTGCATGTGTCTCTGTAAAAAACATCATTTTCGTAAAACTGCGCAACATTGTAATAATCATACCAACTTTGTGAATATTTCGATATTTCATCTAAATCCTCACGAGTTAATTTAGGGTCTATTTTAAGAAGTTCCGCAATCGGTAGTGTTTTGATTTCACCCCAATAAAAGCAATCTTTAAAATGTGGGTCTTCGGTATAGCTGTACACCACATTAGCTGGGTCTACATATGAGACTTGTACTCCAGCTCCAGGTAAAAATTCATGTTTAGCAACTGACATTCCCAAGACTGTAGAGTCATAATCCAATTGCTTTCTTATATCGTCATAATGGTTTTCAGAAAACATTGTATCTATAGCCTCCTCTTCCGCAATTTCTATAGCTGGCTTATAGTTTAAATTCATATATAGACTAAGCTCTTCTTCTGTAGAGGGTAAATCGTCAGGATTCATAACAAAAGGATTTACTCCCGTTTGTTCTTGAATGTCTGATAAAATATCTTTAGCAGCCATTTGACCTTCTATCATGTCTTGATACTTGCTGCGTTTTGCTTGTGAAAGTGCGTCTTGAGCATATGCTTTAACCTTGAACTCTCGGTCTTGCATTCCGTTGACAACTATATCTACAAATTTAGGTAAAATTGGCACTGGAGTCCAATCTAAGTTTAAATAAGATAAGTCTCCATCTACTGCTAATTCATTTTTATATTTTGCTATCGATTGCTCTCCTCTGGCGTAAAGACGAAGTCTGTGAAAATCTCGCCATTGATTATAATATCTACATTGATTTCCATCTTTCTTAAACCATTCGTATTGTATTGCTTGACCTATTTGAAGACCAAACTCGTCTGTTGCCTTTTCTGCATCAGAAACAAACTGGCTAGGAAAATATGTAGATGATATGTTTATAGTAACATCTTTCATCTATGTAATTAATTCACTTATTGTTCCTTTATTTGTATACCTTGCAAAGTTAAGGTTTATTTTTGATTGTTTTTTCTGGGGTAGATACATATGTTTTTGATTTGCCATAATAGCTAGGCCCGAACTTATAGTAGCATCAAACTTTGTTCTATTGTTAACATCAAACTTAGCCCAATCCTCTAAAGTTCTAGTAAACATCATAGAACCCATCTCATCTTTTTCTCTCAAACTACCTTCAAAATCTATTCCTACATATTTTTCTATGTATGACTCTATTGCTGCTGCATGAGATTGCTTTACATCTTCAGAGCTATTAGGTATACCGCCTAGCTCTTTTTCAGATTTTGATAATTTAGAATAATGTTTATCTGGTCTATTCATGCAAAAAGCTCTGTAACCTCTATTTTTAAAATGATATAGCAATCTAGGTTTATTATTTTCAATAAGAATAGGCATGCCATATAACACGCAAGCCATAAGAACTTCTTCAAAAAATATTTCAGCAGTTTGAGGTCTAGCTATGTATTCCAAAAAAAACTCATTAGATGGCGCTTCTTCCATACTAAACTTTGTTAGGCCATGGAGCGCTCCATTTGAACCGCCACCTCCTACAGTGCCAGAAATATCATAACTGTCGCAGCCAAACGCTCCTATATGTTCGTTCCCTGGATACTTATAACCATTTCTTTCTATCACTTTGTTTTGAACACCTTTATTTGGAACCCAACTTATTAAAAATCTGCCACGACTATCAGGCTTAAAAACTACCTTACTGTCTTTAATACCATTTTGCCAGGACATATTTCCTCTTGTCAAGTGATGTTCTTTTATTAAAGAATCATTATAATCAATCTGCTGGTATATTTTAGTAAGATTAAAAATTGAGGCTTTACTCTCGTCTCTAAAAGCATGAGACTCTGTTCTAGGAAACTGCCTATAATATTCATTAAGTGCGTCTGGGTCAGATTTTAAAGATTCCACCTCTGCCTCCCAATAGTCAATAGCTCCATTATCTATCCACTCTCCATCTACTCCTTTAACCTTATCTTCGCTTCTTCTTAAAACAGGATGCCCATGTATATCAATAAACCCTTCCATATTATATTCCATAGGAATAAACAAAGAATATAGTCCGCTCTTAGTTTGTCCGTTAGCGTTTCTTTTTGATATATCTGAATCCTCATATAATCGTTTGAAATTTTTTCCTCCTTTATCTAAAGAATTAGAAGTTGAACCCATTAAACATTTTCCAATTATTCTACTACCCAATCTTAAACAGGTTTTGGTGACTCTCCAATTGTTTAATATATTATTAGGCTTAATCCATTTTCCGCTTTCGTCATGAACTAAAAGCAATAGTTTTTCTCCATCATAAGAGTTATCATCTGTATTCTTCCAATCAATGGTAGTATCAAGACCTGACAACTCTTCATCAACGGTTTCGTACATATTTTTTTTAGTAATTTTGGATGCGGGTATTCTAAAAGCTAATTCTGTTTTAGGCTTGTCCATACCATCTTGAATGGGCTTAAAAAAGAATGGCAGCCTGCTCGAGATAGGCACTACTTTATCTGTAAACATTTTTTTAGAGTCCGACCCTGTCTTAGAAAGTATTCCTACTCTAGAGTCTTTAGCAAGAGTGCCTATGTTTACACATTCTGAAGAGCCCATAAAAGAAAACCCAGAGCGTCTTATTTTTAAATATATCATTCCAAAGCTTCTTTTGTCTGCTCTACACGCTTCCCAAAATATAAAAAACAATCTATTAGCTTCTCTAAAATCTGGAAACCCAACATCTATAGTCGACCACTGTAGATACATATAATGAGAGCCAGTTATATAAGTAGGGATGCCATTGTTCATAAACCAGTGCCCTTCTTCCCTTTTATCAAATTCTAGCTCTATATATTCTACCCATTTACTTTTAAAAGCAGATGGCATATCGTTCCATTGAAAAATAGAATATATTTTAGAAAGTTCTTTAGGGTATTCTTTTCGCTCCCAATATTGCTCCGATTTAGTTTTAGAACGCGAACTAACTTTGGCTGGTTGTTTAGGCAGTCCAACACGAAGTCCTGATATTTCTATAACATCCCCAACTTGCCCTGTTTTAGATATAACTATAAAATCATATTTTTCATTATAACCATACTCCCAGCTTTTAGCTCTGTTCTTATTAAGCCTTACTGCATTTGGAATATATTTATCTAATACCTTATACATTTATTTAGATTTTCTTTCTGCAAAACCTTGTTTTGTTTCTACCTTCGAGCCTCCTTGTTTTGAAAGCTTCAATGTTTCCTCTTCTCCATCAATTCTATTTAATATATCAAATGCATCAAATATAGCTAGTTTTTTTGTAGCTGCTGCATTCTTTAGCCTATCTGCCGCAAGTTCATCTTCAGGGTCTGGCTTAATAATATCTTCCTTTGCAACCTTAATGAGTTGTTCAACTGCGCGCCTGCCAGCGTGTATGATTTTCTTTTTTAAATCTTCAGATTCTAGCATTATATTTTCATTGTAATATGATGGTCAAACATTCTATAAAGTTTTTCACCATCTACTTCAAACTCATACTCTGTATCGGGCTGAAATGTAACCAAATCTCCCTGGTTAAGCCCGTAAGATTTTAATCTGGTGTTAATATACCTAATTTTTCCTATTAAGGGTTCTTCTGCAAAAGGCTTAAATATATATGACTCGCTTGCAGGAATAGGCTTTACAAAACAATACCTGTCATGACAATGCCACTGATTATCTTTTTTATACATAAAGTATTGAGTGTCGTCAATAAAAAAAAGGTCATCTTTAAAATAACTCTTTCCGCTTTTTTGTCTACCCTTCATGTCGTTGTAAAACTTAAACACATTGTGGTGTACTAAAAGAATATCTCCTGGAGATATATCTCCGTTATAATCTATAGGTGTAGAAACAACAATAGCCTCTCTATTTGAGGCCATATGGTTTTCTTCTGATGTGCTAGTTAAAAAATCAACTCCAGATATTTCTTTAGAGTTGTTGTATCTTTTCCCTTTAGTTGGTTTTACTATAAAACAAAACGGAGATTTCACTCTTAAAAATTAATATTATATTCAATTGAAATAGGCATTGTAAAATTAAACTCTTTCCATAGAAATATCTCTTGTTCTTTTTCTATCCATATAAGTATGGATTTCTTTTCAGAGTCATATTTTATTAAATGTATCTTATGACTTCCGCCTAATATTTCTTGTCCTACAATATAATGCATTGCTCCTGACTTGTAATCAGGCCCTACTGATATTTTTCTAATATCCATTATTTTTTCATTAAATCTGTTTTTTGCTTACTCCCCATAGAGCTTCCAAAATAATATCCTATAACTTGGGTAAACGCTGCCACTACCGCTCCAAAACCCATGTCAAATAATCTTTGAGATTCTTCAGGTATTTTCCAAACTCCTATTGCTCCAGCAATCACAGCTACAAAACTTAATGTGATTCCCCAGCCTACGGTTTTAAATAGTATATCATTTGAGCCAGAAGCGACTGCCGCCATTTCTCTCTGTCTAGCACTAGCTCTGTCTGCTACCTCGGCTTCATAAGCTTCAAGTATCATTTCTTGAGCTCGTATCTTATCCTCTAAAGGCGCTTCAGCATTTTTTATAGAAGCAATAACTTGTTCTACGGACATTTCTCCTTGTATAAGATTTCCTAAAGTCGGGTTAATTAACCCAACTGCTCCTTTTAATAATTTACCGACTGTTGTTTGTCCAAATTTTTTCTTAGGTCTACTCATATCTAGTGTATATTGTTCTACCGTTTTGAGAGATAGCTTTATATGTTCTTTGCCTATTTGAATCAGGGCTGTCATAGCTAACATGAACCCAGGCAGGGTTATCATCATCTCCAAACTCCCATATCATTTTATCAAAGCTTAGATTTTTTTTAATATAATCAAACATTTCAGCGTTTGTTTTATAGCCAAAAGTGTCATCGATATCAATAGCTCTGCCTTCGCAATGCTGGCTTCGTGAACTTCCGCCAATAGCCTTATTTAATTTTTCGTTTCTATAAAACGATGTAATTTTTATAGGCCCTCCCACCCATTCTCTTAAAGGCTCAAACAAATGGTACGCCAAATTTTCCATATTAGAAAGGTGATAATCAGTGGGTGTATTATTAATATTAAGTCTTAAAGCGGTGTTTGACCTAATGCCTTCGTGGTAAGATATATGTTTACTTATTCTTTCCATGCATCAATATCCATTTATGAATAGTATATCCAATAGATACTGAAAGTAAAATAATTTTTAAAAGAACATCAATGTCAGCCATAGAAATAGCTAATGCAACTGCGTTTAAAGAGTATAATTTCATATCTGCAAAGCTCATTTCTTTTTAGTTTTGACAATAGTATATGTTATTTCAATATCCATTAAAGTCGAGTTATTTTGTGTGTATTCCATATTATTTAAATGCCATATATAGATAAGTTCCACCTGAAGCGTTTAAGTCTGTCCAGGCGCTACTAAAGTCTACTTCAAACGTTGTGTCAGTAATAGTAAGGCCCATTCCATTATAAGCCGTCCCTGTGGTGTTATATTCTACGTTAGTTAAATTTGCGTAATTCATTATTGGTAAAAAAGTTTCGCTTTCTGCTCTTGCGGAATCAAATAAATACCACGAACCTGTAGAATCCGTTCTTTTAATCATTACAAAAGAAGCTCTAAACCCAACCGTTACAGTCGGCCCCGTTGTGCTTCCATTGCCTGTATAGGTGCCGAAGGAACTATACCCTGTCACTGGGTAGAAAAGATAATTAATCATGGTATATCCAGCCCATCCCCAATTGATAAATGTGGTAGAAGTTGTTGCAAATCTTTGAGGAGAATCTACCGCAAACGCATCGGTCTGGTTTAATTTTGCCCAATCCCACGCCCCTGTACCATCTAGGTTAAATAATACATACCAATCACTTGTGCCGCTTAGTGCTTTTTGAATAACAAGTGTAGGCGCTTGACTAAGTCCATGCCCTACAGTATCTGTATAGCTCGAAGTTCCTGTATATTGTACTATGCTGAAGCCTGCAGAGTCATTAGCCGAAACTGTACTGCTTAAACTTCCGACATTATTTGTTACTGGGTCCCCACCACCTTTCCAAACCCAAGCTACAAAGTTTATATTATTAGTATTAACACCTGTAGGTGTGTCTGCACCAAAAACAAACCCTGTTGCCTCAAGAGAAACAACCATATCACTTGAAGCTTGTGCCGCTTGACTGCTTGACATTATGTAATTTGTTATTCCCCTTACATTATCTTGCCAAATATGGTTATCAGTATCATTTCTTGATTTTATCCAAACTAAACCTCCGTTTGTTTCCAAGTCCATTCCTACGTTATTAATAAAGCGCCCTGCTGTGCCATTGCCTGTATAGGTAACTGGCATAAAATTACCTGTATATGTACAAGGCTT